CAGACAAACGGTATCATGCAGCGTAATCGTCGTATCGGTACATCACTTACTGGTATCGCATCTTTTGCAGACCAGAAGGGCTTGCCAGTGGTTCGTGAATGGATGGATGAAGGGTATCAGACAATTCGTAAGTATGATCACTCATACTCAGAATGGCTTTGCGTTCGTGAATCAATTCGTGTAACAACAGTTAAGCCATCAGGATCTGTATCAATTCTTTCTGGTGCAACACCTGGAGTTCACTGGGGTCCTGGAGGAAACTTCTTCCTTCGTGCAATTCGTTTTGGAGATACAGATCCAATGCTTCACTTGTTTAAGGCAGCAGGGTACAAGATTGAAAAGGATGTTGTATCAGCAAATACTCAGGTAGTATACTTCCCAGTAAAGTCAGGACATCCTCGTTCTGAAAAGGATGTAACCCTATTTGAAAAGATTGCTCTTGCAGCAACTGCTCAGAAGTACTGGTCTGACAATGGAGTTTCTGTAACACTTTCATTTGACAAGGAAACAGAATCAAAGCATGTTGCTCCAGCACTCCATATGTATGAAGGGCAGTTAAAGGCAGTCTCATTCCTACCAATGGGAAACACAGTTTATCCACAACAACCATACACTCAGATTACTGAAGAGGAGTATAATAGTTATGTTGGAGTTTTAAAGCATATTGATTTTGGTGCTATTTATGATGGCAATGAAAATCTAGAGGCTATGGGCGAAGCCTATTGCACAACAGACTACTGCGAAATAAAGGTGAAATAATGGAGGACTACGTGTCACAAATACACCACACTAAAGGCTTCATGAATCCTGATGATGCAGCAAAAATCTATAATCATGCAAAGCGTTTTGATGATGGATTTAAGATGCATGGGAACAATGAAAAAGAGTTTAAGGTATATACTTATCATGAGATTGAGAACAATGAGCCAGAGATCTTAGCACTTATGCAGGAGTATGCTTTAAAGGTTTACAATCATGTGCTAGAAACTTATGGCGAAGCATTTGAACCATTTAATCCTCATAAAACACATATTGCAAAGTTTGATGAGGGACATGGAATGCATGTTCATTTTGATTCTTCAAGGCCAAACGATATTGCAACTCTTGTATATCTTAATGATGATTATTTAGGGGGAGAGATATACTTCCCAGATTATCAAATTTCTATTAAGCCAGAGCCAGGAGACCTACTCTGTTTTCCAGATCAACCTAGGTATGTTCATGGGGTAAAAGAAATCCTTAAGGGAACACGATATACAACACCTCGCTGGTTCACTCGCATAGTGTGATAAAATAGACTTATAATGTCTATTCCATCAAACCTATATGCAGAAAAGGTGTTTGCAGAACACCCAAAGGTTTTGTGGGCTCTAGACGATTCTGCAGACTATGTTTCTTTAATCTCTGAGCAACAACGAGGATTCTCAAGTTGGACATTTTCTAATTGCACAGGAGAAAACTCAACCACTGCAATTGATGAACCATTTCCATCAAGCGCAGTAATTAAAATAAATGGAGAGGTTTCGTCAGAAGATTTTGCAACAGCGTCAGCAGTTGGTCCAGATC